TGGGTAAGGAGACAAAATGAATCCAGAGACAGGAGTAAAAATAATCGAAAGAGTTTGCATAGCCATTATCTTTGTCCTTACGGTCATCTATCTAACCGATTATCCTCAAATATGGGGTCCGGTACTTGGCTTGTTATCCCTCATATATGGCGGCGGCTCAATTATCAAGGGCGCAGTCAAGTATATGTTGAGAATACAATGATACGAAAATTATTAAGTGATGCTTGGGAAGGACTGAAACTAACTTGGGGCGAATGGCACATGATTGCCTCTGGTTGGGGCGATAGTGTTGCATTTAATAAGGCAGAGAAAATACCCAGCTTGGAAGAAATGAAAGACCGCAATGATGAGTGCGACTTCTATGCCATACTCGCAAGAGAAGCCTGGTATTACAAGTTTGGAATGGCTCTAGGGAAGTTAACTTGGGCATTGATTGTAGCCGCATTACTTATTAGATTTATTAAGTGAGGTGATTATGAAGGAGTTAATTCATAAAGCAAATGTAGTGTATGTCTGCTCTGGCACAAAGGTTATTGATGGAGTTGATACTGGCAGGGATGCTATTGTAGTCGGTGTTACCAAGAAAGTGTCGTTATCTGTACTCAAGAAGGGAGATAGGATACCTACAAAGGTTCACGGCAAGGAAACTGATGTGGTGGAAACTGGGGAGATAAAGGCTCTTAGAACCTCAAAACACAGACCTGCACCAGGGGGAGTTAGTATCGGGCATCCTAATATAACTGCGGGTACACTAGGAATGGTTATTCCAACGAATAGCGGAAGATACATTTTGAGCAACAATCATGTGCTTGCAAATAGCAATGACGCTAGTATAGGAGATGAGACTTGGCAGCCTGGGGCTTATGATGGCGGGGTTTCCATTGATGTCATAGGGCATTTATCTGATTTCGTACCGATTGTGTTTTTGGGCGGTGAAAGCACTTGTCCGATAGGAAATGTTGCTCTTCGCATTGCTAATTTTATCCTGAAACACACTGGTCACAAATTCCGAGTGCGTAGTTATCAGGAGATGTTTAATCTTGTTGATTGTGCTATTGCCAAGCCGATTAACGATAGCGATGTGTCGGAGGAAATACTTGAAGTTGGCATACCCATAGGATTTAGTAAGGCCATAGTAGGAGAGAAGGTCAAGAAATCAGGGCGAACTAGTGGATTAACGGAAGGCACAGTTTCAGCAACGGATGCCCTTGTTAATGTGAATTATGGAGATGGGAAGATGGCGACATTCACAGACCAGATAATGACAACTGCTATGTCAGAAGGTGGCGATTCCGGCAGCGTAGTATTGAATGAAGTTAACGAGGTTGTCGGACTTTTATTCGCTGGAAGTGACCAGGTAACAATAGTCAATAAAATCTCTAATGTCCTGAAGGAGTTAGGGCTAGCATGAAGGAGTATAAAAAAACTTAATGAAACCTTTACCGCACAGCAGAGCTTTGTTTGTGCTTTGTGTTCACACTCTATCCTGCCAGGGATGAAGTTCAAGTATATACAAAGGATATACACCGATAGCAAGGGTAATAAGGCTACCGAACTTGCGAAGGCTCACGCATATCATAGGATAGAAGATGGAAACAAGACTTACGCAAAAGCAGAAGACATTTGCTCTTAACATATTTAATGGAATGACACAGCGCGAGGCGTGGAAAGAGGCTGGTTATTCTACAAGGTATCCGATTGCACATATAGACCGTGATGCTTCTTTGCTCGCCAATTCTCCAAAGATTTTCCAAAGATTACAGGAGCTTAACAAAAGGACAGAAGATGCCTCTGTAATGAATGTTATGGAGCGGAAGCAAGTCCTGACTGTGATAGGCCGGGCTAGGCTCACTGATTTTATGACTGCTGGTGCTGATGGGAGCTGGGTGGACATAGGACCAGAGAACCCACACTCAGGGGCATTACAGGAAATAACTAGCCGGACAGAGTATGACGACAAGGGCGCTGGGGCTGCTGTAATCACAAGGATTAAGCTCCATAGTCCCCTTCAGGCTGTAGACCTCTTGAACAAGATGGACAAGCTCTATTCTGATGGTGCATTTATCCAGAACAACATAGACAGACAGCTCAATGTTTTCGTGGTAGATAACGCGACAAGGGATTTGATTTCCCAGGTAGGTGAAAGGACAAAGCTAATAAACAATGGACATGAGAACAACCAAAGTATTCAAGGCGATCCTAGAGGCATGGGTCCAGGGCAAGAGACGGATTAAGTTAGAGGGGGGGACATGGAGTAGCAAGACATACTCTGCCCTGCAAGCACTCCAGGTCATCGCTGAGAAGGCCGAGATTCCCCTTGATATTAGTATTGTGTCTGAATCCTTGCCTCACCTGAAGCAAGGCTGTATCAGGGACTTTTTTAATATATTAGGCGAGGACAAGGACAAAAGTTCTTTTTATCATAAAACAGATCATATCTATAAGCGCCCTACTTGGAATGGCAAGTTTGTGTTCTTTGGTGCTGATGATTTAAGCAGAGTAACAGGTCCAAGACGGCACATTCTGTTCATCAATGAGGCTAACAATATACCCTGGGAGACTGCCAGGGGATTAGATATTAGAACTGAGCTGTTCACTATCTTGGACTGGAACCCTGTCGGTGAGTTCTGGGCTCACGAACAGTGGACAGAGGAAGATGTTAATGCCTATGACCATTCGACTTATCTTGACGCTGTAGATGTCATACCTGAAACAAAGGTATCAGAGATAGAGTCCTACCGGGACAAAGACCCTAACTGGTGGAACATCTACGGACTGGGGTTGATAGGCAAGATTGAGGGCATGGTGCATCCCTACTTCAAGCAAGTAGATAAATTACCTGCTGGCAATCCTTTCTATGGACTTGATTATGGGTTTGGTTCTTATGACCCTATGGGTTTGAAGGGTGGCGATCCAACAGTTCTGGTCAAGAACATCATTATAGGAGATAACCTATACAGCCAACAGATGTTCTATAAGTGGGAACCTATGACTAACGATGACATAGCCCGCAAAATGGATTTACTAAAAATATCCCATGAAGATCCCATATATCCTGACCCAAGTGAGCCTAAGAGTGCTGAGGAAATCAAGCGTAAGGGCTTCAGTGTGCAGGAAACCGAAAAGGGAGCTGGGAGCGTAGCCTTCGGTATCAAGAAAGTCAATTCCTACTACCAACATTGGACGAAGGATAGCTTAGATTGTATTAAGGACCAGCGGAATTACCGATACCTGAAAAGGAAAGATAAGACTGGCGGGGAATATTTGAGCGATGAAACTACACACCGGTATTCTCACGGCATGGATGCCAGAAGATACGCCGTAGCATCTCATAAGCTCAGTGGAATCTCCCGCACAAGCCCGGTGTGGCAATTCTAGGAGGGCAATATGAGCATCGTTGAGTATATTGGCAGCATAGGAGGCATAGCAGGAGTCCTAGCCTTCTTTATATTCCTGACTTATAGATACCTGGTTGCCCAGATGCGGGAAGACAGGAAGTTTATGGAAGATAGGCTCACCGAGCTTATCAAGGATTACAACGATGCTGCCTATTCTCGCACAGATGCCATGGTAAAGAACACACAGATATTGACCGAACTCATTATATGGCTCAAGGCCAAGAACGGACACAATTAAGGAGCAATTATGGCTGATACTGAAAAAGACATATATCAATTAGTTAAAGGCAAGCGGGAAGAGATGAAGCCCATCTTTGACCGCATGGATACAGACGAAAAGCTCTACTTCCTTGAGCCTTACCGGATGAAGAAACTCCCACCTAAGCAAGGTGCAGACATGGAAGGAGTAGCTAATATCACATTACCTGACCCTCAATTAGTAGCCACCAAAGCAATAGCCCTTCTGGGCGGGCTCGATATGCAGAAAATAGTCGAGGGCCGGGATATAACCGACAAGCAAACCACCAAGATTGAGGAATTTCTTGATGACATATTCTATGTGGTAGATGAACACTTGGTTAAGAAAGGGTCATTAGGACTAGACGGCTTTACTGACGAGCAGGACTGTATGCGTGGCCGTATTGTTGCCAGGTCGTGTATGAGACTAGATAAAGAAGGGAATCTTATACCAGATGTGCTCCCCATAGATGCCCGGTGTTTTGTTTCTGAAAATGACGGGAGTGATATGGTTTGGGGTGCGGCCTGGTTCATGCAATCACAGGCACAGCTCGAGAGGGAGTTTAACAAGCCGGGAGACAAGGAAGTAAAGGTAGGAAGTGGTAAAGCTGAAGTCGTTGACTTCTGGGACCTAGAAAAGAATGTCGCCTTTGTGGATGGGCGAAAGACCAGAGAGCAGCCTAACCCGTATGATCATGTAAATTTCGTGCAGTCCATTGTCCCCTTTGGGTCAATGTTTAGTACTGAGGATGCCTTAAAGCATCAAGGGGAGAGCATATTCTGGGCAAGCCGGGATTTATGGCCTGAGAAGAATATGATTGCTACTATACTGGCGACCTTAACCATAGAGGCATTACGAGGGGGGATGCAACTTGAGAGCAAAGATGGGAGAGAAGCAAAAAAACCTGAAGAATCACCCTATGGAACTGAGAAGGTTCAACCCGTAGATATGGGTGGCGGCTATAAGGCAATGCCGATCAATGACATTAAGAACGCTACGCGGTTGCTTTACTCGATAATTGAGACAGATTTACAAAGGTCAGGCTTTACGGCACTAGATTATGGGTCCTTAACATTCCCGCTTTCTGCCATAGCGGTTACAAAACTTACCATTGCCAGGAATGACTTTATGCTACCACGCATACAGGCAAAAGCTATTTTCCGTCAAGCTCTTAGCCGAATGATAATTAACCAGTGCATAATGTGGAATCAAACATTAAAGCTAGGGCAGCCAGGGAAGCAAAACCCCTACTCTCCGGGTGATCTGACAGGCGATTACCAAATCAACTACCGATTCCTTAACATATCTAAGGAACAAACTATTGCTGACGTGTCAATCGCCAATGCTGCTCAGGGCTATCTATCCGGCGACACAATCCGGCGAGATGTATTGAAGCTCCAAGACCCTGACGGGGAAAAGGTTAAGTTTGATTCAGAGCAGGCAGAGAGAGTTGATGAGGTACTATTCCTCTATCGGAGAGCAAGCAGTCTCCTCGAGGGAAAGAAAGTAACCTTAAAGAACCAGGTTGAAGCCTATATCCTGGCTCAAAGGATTGTAACCATCCTCGTACAAAGGAAGGCAATGGGAGCGCTAAGCCCAATAGAGAAAAAGGAAGAGGCACAGCCTGAGCCTGAAGGTAAAGACCTATTACCCTTATTTGCTGGTGGTGGAGGAGGCGGAGGACAAAAAACTACCGGAGCCGAGGAGACAGAAAGTGAGTAATAAGTTTAAGTTTACGCAAGAAGACCTCGATGAGATGATACTTAAAGCTCTTGGTGAAAAGTCTGCAAATGCAGAAGGGAAAAAGCCTAGCAAGATTCAGGAATTGTTGGCGAAAACCAAGCTAGGGAAAAAGGAATGAACGGCAGGATAGTTAAGAAGATCAGGAAATACAGTAGGCGAAACTTCCTTGAGTATGTCAATGCAGTCAAGCAGTGGCCGTTCTCGGCAAGGTGGAGATTGTGCTGGCATATCTTGTTTCGTAAAGGTGTTGGCTAATGAAGGTAAGTGGCAGGCAAAAGAGAGCCTTAGAGAAGATAACAGGCAAAACATGGGATAGCTTCCATCCTGAAGCTGTGAGGATGTACTTTGATTTAACTGATAGGGGTATGTGGGGAAATGAGAAGCTGAAATACTTTTATGGTATAGGATACTTGCCTGACAATCTTTCTCAAATTACTGGGATTCCTGAAGAGGTTTTACATGACTTTGCATATTTATATTTTAGACATAAAGCACATGGGCATTTGGTTAAAGAATGGGCAATTGATTTCAGGAATGGCTTACTTAGTTTATTTGATTTCTTAAATCCTGAGATGGATGGACGAGAGTATCCTGAATTGTTTATTGAACACGCCTTTGGGATTTATGAAAACGCTATGGGTTTTATCCCTAGCTGCTATCGGGGGCATCCCAAGACACCTTTGAAATATAGGTTAGGAATATGAACGGGTTTACGCTAAACAAAGAAGATTTACTAAAGCAATACCGCCAGGCGAAAGACATTGATATAGAACGCCTCTTGTCGCAATACGGCAGTTCCCTGAAGGAAGTCAGGGAGATGTACCCGCAGTTGATGGCTTCCGTTCAGCAGAGGCAGATGACGACTGCCTTGCCGACACAGCCGTTATTCTTTACACCAAGCGAGACTCAACAGATGGGGCTCCAGCTTGAAGAAGGCTGGATGCTCAAGATGACTCCGGCGGGTGAAGGATATACCTCTAGCCTTATCACCCCTGAGAAGTGGGAGATTACAGAGAATGACCTTTATATCGCACCATCGGGGGAGCAGTATTCTAGGGCGGACATTGAGGCACTCCTGGCGATGCCCACAGGGGGCTTAACTCAACAGGAAATGCCATTTATACCAGCGACCCTGAGCATGGAAAACCTGACCGAAAAGGGCCAGGAACTATACGGAGAATATCAAGAGGCTGGTGGGGAACTGGATGTTGCGGGGTGGGTGAAAGAGAGGGAGCAGCAACAACTTGAGACAGAACAAATCTTCGGTAGGGTATTTCCAGACCAAGATATTGCGGAAATTGCTGACTATATCGAAGCTAACCCAGAAGGATTTATAGCTGATATACGGGAGATTGGCCGAATCCCCGATACTGAAGCCTTACTGAAAGCCCTATTCCCAGATATAACCGATGAACAAATAGCTATGCTCTTTGGGGGCACAGAGGGCGTAGAGTGGGTAACGCCTGAAACTCTTGGCTTGCCAGAACCTTCTCCCTGGGACAGAAGCATCAGCGAGACAGTCCGTTCTCATACATGGTTTCTTACACCAGTGCGGACGGAACAGCAACTTATCGTGCTGGACATAATTCACAGGGGTTTACTCGAAAGTGAATTCATCCCCGATTATCAAAAGGAAATAATTAAAGGAACAGGCGATGTCCCGTCCATCTATCTAAGATTAACACCAGAGGAACTAGAACAGATAGGGATTAAATTAGACCCGTTCAATGCGGAGTATCTCAGGGAACTCCAAGCAAATGAAACTAAATATGCCTATTGGGAATCAGTTTTAGAAGATGCAGAACCGCCCTCTAGCTTTGGTGCTCAGTTCATAGCTGGTTGGGGCGATATGCTTAATACTGCTGGTGCTGCCTTTAATTGGTTAGGTGCTGATGGTATTGGGCAAATGTTATCGCAAGAAGGGCTAAAATACCAGAGAGTTACACCCCCCACAGAATGGCAAGGGGTATTCCATCCCAACTTTTGGACAAGCCAACTACCTAGAGCCTTACCATTTACACTTGCTCTTATACCAGCAGCGATAATAGGTGGTTATGCTGGGGTGAGCATTGCAGGTGCAGTAGGGTTCGGAGCACTTGGAAAACTGATACTTGGCTCTCTCTTTGCTGCTGGACTTTCAAGACCCCTTGAAAGTGCATTAGAGGCGGGCAATGCCTATGATACAGCATTAACTCAAGGACTTTCACCAGAGGAATCTCACGAAGCTGCTGACAGTGTGTTTAATAAAAACATGGCTCTTATTGGGCTAGATGCTGCTGAGTTCTTCCTGGCCTTTGCTCCTTCACCCATCAAGGCAGGGGGTAAGTTAATAAAATACGCCATGATTGGCGGGAAGTTAGTTGCAGTAGGCTTATCTGAGGGAGGCGAAGAGTTTGTTCAGGATATTATTACTCGACAGGCGTTAGGGGAGAAGATTGTATGGGATGCAGAGATGCAGCAAGCTGTAGCACTAGGCTTCACTATGGGTGTGGGCTTAGGTGGAGTTGGTGAAGTTTTTACTACAATTCAAACCCGCATAAAAGATAATCTCACCCCGGGGTTAACCAAAATCTTTGAGACAGCCAAGTTTGATGCCTTAGAAGAAGGGAAAACACCCGGAGCATCTGAATTGGCTGGGCTGGATGCCGTTGCCGAAACGGAAGAGGGCAAGGCACTGATTCAAGATATTGTTCAGCAAGTTCAAGAATCCGAGCAGGCAAAGCAAAATTCAATGTTTAACATCGGTAATATCGCCGATACGGAAATGACAGTAGGCGAGTTAGGACTTAACTACAACAAATTACCCCAAGAGGTTAGAACACAGCTTGAGAGCTTCAAAGGCGGTAGGGAGAACTTTAACAATTACACAGTCTATGACTTTGCTCGGTTTGTCAATAATCAGTTTACAGGGATAGGGAAAACATCTGCTCTATTCCGGTGGTCTAAGAACTCCGAGATACAGAAGATATTTGCTTTCTGGGCGAGTGAGCGGGGGATTTTTACCAGTGCTGAAGCCGATGAAATAACTAAGCAGATGGTATCCCAAGAACGCAGGATAATCACAGAGGTAGCACCTGTTACCCCAGAGGTTACAAAGGCAACTCTATATGATGCCGAAAAGCGTTTGGGAATGGAGGTGGTAGATAGGTTTGAACTTGACCCTATGAATCCTAGTAGTTTTGATGATGCTGTAAATAAACTTCTCTCTTATGAAAGCACAGGTATGCCAGAGATAGAAGGGCTACTTAGAAGAGATGCAGGTAATTTTGTAAATGCAATAAGGAATTTACAAGGCGAAGTGCAGATAGCCTCACCGAATTACAGAATAGCAATCCCCAAAGCCGAAGCTGGTATGCCAACAGAACCTAACCCCCGAGGCACAGTCCGCCATCCTGACCATATCAAAAGCGAAGAGGCAGGAAACATTGAACTGGCTAGAGAGTTCTATGATGCAGTTCCCAATAACGAACTAGATGTAGCTGCTACGGCATACCTTCAGGAAGGTGGTATTGACACCTATATTGCCAAGATGCCTGAGTATGCCGAACTAAAACTCCAGGCACTAAGCGATGAAGTTAGAGCGAATATCGCTGAAGTAGTAGAGGTTCAAAATTTTGGCCGAAATGAGATTGATGAATTGACCCGCCGTAAGTATGAATCTCCAGAGGAGCGAACAGTCATTGAATCTGAGATAGCTAGGCTCACAAGCGGCATTGAATACCTTGATGAGTTAATACGGAAGCTCAAGGGTGGAGACAGATTAACCATTAACGATGCCGTTCATTTAGGAATGGCATTGCGGAAGACCAAAGGTGGCAAGCTGATACCCGCAGTAAGGCAAAGTGGGTTTTATGTCTCTGAGGACTTTGCCAACTATCCTTTCTTCCAAGATGTTGGTCTCCCGTCTGGGATGCTGATGGACACGATTCGACTTCTTCAGGCTGTAGATGGAGGAAGGTTTGCCGGGGCAGCTCAACAGCACATTCTCTGGCCGACACAAAGAACTTATCTGGCATATCTTCAGTTTGTTGATAAAACAAAAGTCGAGGTTCACGAGCTGGCGGATAAATATGGCTTAACTAGGTTCGGAATGAAGAAGGCAAGGGAAGCTGCTGGCGATGTGATTGAATACATCGGTCAGGTTGAATCAATGCAGACGGCACAGGAGTTAATGCGAGATATTCCTGAGATTGCTGCACTCGTTAAGGGTTTCGACTCACAGACCCAGCAAAACATTATTGACTTTGCTAGGGAAGCGAGGCACTTCTTTGACAATATGCTGGATATTCAGAACCGGGCTAGAGCGAAGCGGAAACAAGAAGCAATCCCATACCGCCGAAATTACCGGCAATGGGTTACAGATACTAATCTCTGGGCAATGCTATTCGGGAGGAACAAGCGCCCCGATATAATGATGCAGTCAGTTCCTATGCCTGACTATATTAAGCCAGATGCACCTTTTAACCCCCGTGCTGAGGCTCGCAAGGGCGGATTAGCCGATTACCTGAAGAAGCGTGATTTAGTCCAACTTATGTATGACTACTCTGTAACGGCGGGCAAGGACCTCTTTATGACCAATATCGTGCAGAACGGCAAGATACATACTGCTACTTTGAGGTCTATGGGGCATGAATCCTCAGCAGCGTTAATTGAGGACTGGATAAGTGAGGCATACGCTGGGGTTACGCCGAGCATATCAAGAGCAGCCAGGCGGATTATCCCTGGCCCCGCCTTGAAATTCGGGTTTTGGCTAAGGCGCCAACTTACAAGAGCGGTATTCCCTTTGAACTGGACATGGAATGTTTTTGTTCAGACCTCCTCGGTAGCCTTAACGACTACCCGATATGGAATGGTAAATACAATCCGAGGGTTAGATTACTTATTAGTTCCCTCTATTCACAACCAGGTAAAGCAAAATGCCTATTCCTTAATTATTAAAAGTAGGCGAGGCGGTAAGGTTGCATATCAGGACATTGGAGCCAGGGTAGAGAAATCCCTAAGATGGGAGGGTTCTACCCTTGATAAAGTGGAAAACATCGCCAACTTTTTAACCAATGCGATTGAAGATTTCCTGACTGGTATTTCCGTGAGAGCTGCATATCATCATGGGCAGAAGCTAGGATATAAAGACCGAGCCTTGTGGGAATATGCCTCAGAGGGTGGGGCTAAGACTCAATCTATGTATAACTTGGAGAATCTACCCGGTATTCTGCGGAATAAGGAAGTTGGCACACTTTTCCCCTTTCAAACATTCTCGCTTGAGGTTTTCAATACGGTGAGAGAAATTAACCTTATTGGTGTGCGTAGAGTGGTAGGAAAGGCCGGTGCCTATGAAACTATATCGGCAACATCGGCAGAAGGACAGGCTACTATCCGTAATAGGACAGCGATGCTTCTACGTTGGTTTGCTGCTATGGTAGTCATTAACATGGTGGCGGACAAGTTTATTAACCGCAAACCCTGGAGATTAAGCTCGTTTATTCCCTTCTTTAGCCTGATGGGTGCTGGGATGGATTCTAACAACCCCTGGTATTTACCTATGCCACTTCAATATATGAACGATCTCAAAGGTGCGATAGATGATATTCTCAAGTATGACAACTGGACAGATTTAAGGCAATGGGCTACCCGGTATCATGTTCTTGGTGGGACCCAGATTAACAGGATGCTGGATGCTATAGAAGCATTGGTGCATGGGGAATGGACTGATGTTAGAGGCAAGCAATTATTTGAAGTCCACCCTGATGAATGGCTGACCGCCTTAACACGGGGTATTTATGCTACAAAGGGAGGCAGGGAATACATAGACCAGCTTAATGAAAAGAAGGGAGCGTGGTATGAGTTTCTTGGATTCCCATTGCCGGAACGGGTGAACATCACGAATGAGATAGACAATGAGCTCACCAAGTTGGGCGTAGTGGATGAAGATGGGAGCATTTACGACTTCGGTGATTTTGTTTCAGCACTCAGGCAAATCAGGCAGCGTGTTGGGGACCAGAGATTTAATAAAGCCGACTCGCCCTTTATCACAGGATTCCTTGAGGCTGAAACAGTGCGAGGGGAATTTGAGGGTTTACCCTATCAGCCTATTTCCCTTATGGATTCAGGGGATTGGGATTCCTGGCTACATTATCAAACACTCACAGGCGAGGAAAAGGCACAATTCGCAGAGGATAACCCTGAAGTCCTGCAAGAATGGCGAGGCAAGTATTATGCACTCTGGCAGGAATATCAAGCACTTGATACCAAGAAGGAACGAGAGGCTTTCTTGGAAGCTCATCCTGAACTCTCAAAGGATTGGCGTAAAGAATGGAGAACCACCCATCCTCAGCAGGATGCTATGTTAGCCTTCTGGGGCTTTCCTGGCAGATTACAAACAAGAGAGGCTTACAATCAGGTTGTCAAATGGGCTAAGGAATACAATGTTTCTTTGGAGTACCTGACAGCTTGGCTACCACCTGAAAACCTAGCTGATGACTATTTCGACTACTTGAAGTTATCCGATGAGTTCGGTAGCA